TCGCCCAGAAATGAGTATGGTGACTATCCTTGTATACATATACTCGCTGTATGTATAGTTGAAGGCATTGACTTTACACCAGTTTTCACCCGCAGTATTACAGACAATCTTGATGGACTAGCGATCGCCCCACTAAATAGCACAATTGAATTAGCTGGCAATACTGTCAGTCTTTTTAATGGGGCAGAATTCAGCAATTTAGAAAGTCGGTTTCTAGATAAATCGTGCTTACTTGGTGCTGGCAATATCGTCAACATCACTGCCCCAAATATCGACTTCACCAGTGATGATTACACCATAGAATTTTTTCAATACGTAAGAGACAGCGCGATCGCCTCCCCCCTAACATTTGATTTTTCCGGAATCAGTGCAACGTCTGCTGTATTGAGCAATCAATGGCTCTACACTAAATTTATCCGCAACGGCTTAAACGTTAGTGTCAGCATTGATGGCAAAGTTATTGCTTCAGCGTTTCCAGTGGCAGACACTGGAGAGGTATTATTAATTTCTGTGAATGGCAGTGCGATCGCCCTAGTTGATGTAAATCCTGATCCCTTCACCACGCTCAGGATTACAGGATTGACTAATACAGATTTTCCCTTAGGAATTTTTTATAGCGAACTGCGAGTTAGTAGCTGGGCGAAAAGAAGTGAGACTATTATAAAGTCATCTTTTTTAGTTCCCTAAGTATGACTCGATTCGACCTCCCGATAATTTACGCTCTAGGTGCAGATGGCAAAGCCTATCCTTTACAAGTTGAAACAGACGGGACTCTCAAAGTATCTAATCCAGATATAAGCAGCAAATTCCCAGACGTAGTGACGATGGGCGACGGAATGCCCCTCAGTCCCGCATCGTTTTCTTTAAGCCCGGCTTACGGGTACAACGGTGCAAACTGGGACAGAATAAGGACAGTTGGAACCACCTCACCAAGTCTAGGGCGAATTTATACAACAGAGGCTACAAGCACGATTACATTATTAAACGCGGTAACAGGGACAATTACAGGATCTGCATTTAATTTTGTAAGTGCATACTTCAACAGCACCTTTCAGTTGATAATTAACAGTGGAACAGTTGCCACAATCAACTGCGAGATACAAGGAAGTTTAAATGGTTCAGTATGGTTTAATCTAGCTTCTATCACAAGCGCCACAAATGGAAATGCCACTTTTAACAACGGGGAAGGATTCACTAATATACGAGCAACTATACTAACTTTAACTGGAACCAGTCCAAATGTTTCTATATTGGGATGCTTTGGTTAATATCTAAGAATGCCTGTGCTGGACGCGATCGCCACTAAACAATTGTATGCACCACTCACAGCATCCACTTGATCGTCATGACCACCGTCGGGGAAAGCTTCCATCTCAGATATTAATATCTGATTCCAAACACCGTTACATATCAACACATTTCCGACTTCACAAGCAGAGCTTAAAGGAAGAGCCCGTGAAACTTTGTCTCTATGTTCGTTTACTGGGCGAGCATCATAGCCACTCAGTAAAGTCATTAGTGATGAACTATCGCGAGTGCCAGCGGAACCGGGGTCATTCTGCCAACGAATAGCAGCGTTGTAGTGACAATCTTTTTGGCTTGTAGTGACAACTATCTTATTGGACTCCGCTGGTGGAAGTTTAAATCTTAAAATATCCACAATATATATAGTTTGCGATCGCCTGACTAATAATGCCCGCACTGTGTAATCGCTCGCAGTTCCTACAGTTGCAGCAAAATCCCAGTATGCAATCGCCTTATCGCCTTTTTGATATTGGTAAGTATGGGTAACCGTTAGCCAGGTTGACTTGAAAATTAAACCCGCTGCGGCTTTTATATTCCAGTTTCCCCCCCTCCCCCTTATCCCCAAAAATCGCTCCCTTTCAATTAGTGGGAGCGATCGCAATGAAGTTATGTAATCTGGATTTATTTCTAGTAACTTAGTATTATCCCATACATCAGCGCTTATGTAAGTGAGGGTTTTAGGGGTTAAGTTATCTTCAGTTTTTCCCTTACTAAGAATTTGGAACTCCCCATCAGAAAAGCTGCAAGGAAGCACATCCTTCATATCTAGTTTGGCATAACCATCATCTGCTAACCACGGTGCAACGAGCGATCGCACCCAGGAAGTAGCATCAGGATTGCAGGTTGCCCGAATATAAGGTTTTATGCCACAAGTACTACGATTACTTCCAAGTAAAAATAAAAACTGGGTTTGAGTAAAATGAGTTAGTTCGTCATAACCCAAATAGCAAATTTCTGCACCTTGCCAGTTTAGCTTGTGGCGCTCATCCTTCATATGAGCAAAGCTCACACTTGCGCCACTAGTAAAAGTCCAGCGGTAGTTTGACTTATTCGCGATCGCGCCAAAGTATGGATATATTTCACAAGACTTATCCCAGAGTCCTCCTTGTGCAGCTATTTGGGGATATGTTCTGCGGAATATTACTGCGGTAAATCTAGAGTTGTTAACATATCTTAATGCGTCCAGCAACAATGCCCAACTTTTACCACCACCACGCGCTCCACCATAAATCACAATATCGGCATTGCTTGATAGAAAACGCTCTTGTGCGCCCGGATTAGGTTTAATTATCTTCATCAGTTTCTAACTGTTCGGCAATGCCGCTTAAGATAAGTTCCCATAGTTGATCGGAAGTCATACCCCGTTTTTTCGCTATATATTCAAGCCTTTCCTTGATTCTAACTTCGCGTTCTTGCAGCTTCGCGCAAAGCAAATTTTGAGCTTGAGTTACACGAGTTCGGTTATTTATCCAAGCATCCAGTGAAAGTATGTCGTTATAGTATTCTCCCAACGCTGGAAGCGCCAACCTTCTATCTTTCGCCATTTGTGTCTGCTCCATAGTTGACCCAAACTTGAGACAATGATATTCTCAAATAAGTATACATATAATAAAGCATGTACACCACAAAGAATCCGGCTATTAACCCCTGGTTGGTTTGTATGGATGGCAAAGCGATCGCAAGATTTAGACGCAGAGTAGAGGCAGAGGGATATGCCTCTACAATGCGCGGACTAGAGCCAGAAGCTAAAATCGAAATAATCTTTAGCGATGAATCGCCAATTATAATATAAAAGTTTTAAGCGATCGCTCTTACTATCAAATATTTTTAGAAGAGCGATCAAGGAAATGGAAATGCTTGAAAGGAATAAAGAGGTTTTCTTTAAAAAGGGAAAGCCGTAAGAAAATATGGGGAACAGTCTTGAGATAATAGCGCTGTCGCGTCACAATTAACTCCCAATAAATAAATAAAAGCTTGCATACATCAGACCAAACGCCGCTCGGCTTGCTCCATTCCGTTACGGGTTCGTCGTTCCTCCTCACCCTCCACTCCATTCCGCAAGCCTCGCTCAAGTCCAATCGTAAAGCGAAAACCATGAGCTTGCGACAGGGCAAGAAGATTTTTTTTGGGGGGGGAGAAATTAAATATAGTTTCTCAGTTTTGATCCAACTTTATCGATCTCTCTCGAATAGCGAGGTTCTAGTGGTGAGCTCTTCGATCTTTTCTGAAACTAGATTTAATTTTGATGGGCGAGAATGAAGGATCAAAGTAAGATCGCGGTCAAACTTCGATCCGAACAAACTCTCGAAACATTGAAATCGCGATCTGCTTTTGAGTTCTTGGCGCCCGCGATCGCGAGAACTCAGCGCATAGATTTAACGTCATTCGTTGTTTCTATATCTATATAATATCATGTATATAGGGATTTTGTATATAGTTTAGATGAAGTAAGTGTAAAGTTTATGTGAAGTTTTTTAGTCTATCTAATATTCAGTGGGGGGGGAAATAATGGATTTTTTTTTATATCCCCCCATCGAAATTGTCGTGAGGCGAACGAGATCCGCGTGGGGGCGGGGGATAACAAAAAAATTACCATTATTTCCCCCAAATAAAGAGATCCGGAACCGGAACCGGAACCGGAACCGGAACCGGAACCGGAACCGGAACCGGTTCGGGTTCGGGTTCGAGTCCGGTTCCGCCTCTAAAATAAGGTCATCTGAATGCAAGTCGGCTCATCATTCATCCAATCAGGTTTCCAGCTATGGTCTAGCGGGCGAGTTTTAAATTGGGGGAAGAAGTAGATAGGAATCTTGAGATAGCGAGCGTATGCGATCGCCAGCCATGTTCCGCTCCCATGCCCATTAGGATTTTTACTCGGTCTACAACCACCAGGGCAGAGCTTGTTAGGAAATGCGTAGAGCCAAGAAGGGTCAGGCTTCCTCGCGATCCCGTCTATCATTCGTTTGGTGCGCTGAGCGAAGTGGTATGGTTGGCAGCCTTCCACTTCATAAACGTGCAGTTGCCTATCGTAATACTTAGCTTTTTCCCTTACTAATGCGTCCAAGCCATTAGCACAACCTACGTGCCAGATGGCAGCTTTAGTTGAGATGAAGTAAGCAAAGTCATCAGAAATATTTTGAACTTGTTCGTCAGTCAATACGCGGGAACCGGTAAAAGCGATGTGCATATTTTTTATTTAGTCCGAATACATTGACTATAGCATGTATACGTGATATAGTCAATGTATACATGACAAGGAGCCTCAGACTATGAATCCTATGTTATCCATTTACGTGCCCGAACTGGGTCAAGTAAAAATCGTCACAATTCAACTCAAAACTTTTGCTCATAGGCAAGAGCTTGAGTTAGTTGGAGTTGATCCCATTGGGCGTCGAATCCTCATCTCTGCGATGCAATTGCAGACATATCTTGACGCAAGCAATGCCTGTCCGTTTTAATTAACCTTCACGGGCGATCGCATTGATCGCCCAACATAAAAACCATGATTATCGGAAAAAAATTCAATTTTATCAACGGTGAAGAACAAGATGTAAGGCTAGTAATCAAACAAAAAATCCAACACACAGACTTCTGGGAATGTGAATCAATCGAACTTCCATACAAAGATTACTGGCTCACGGCAGAGGAAATCAACGACAGATGCTATGCATTCCTTGAAAGCGAAGAATCATAAACTTAAGTTTCATCGCATCTCATCAAAATAGATATCTTCCAAAAATTACCCCCAACTCATAAAAACAATGTCAACAGTAACACAAGCGAAAAACACAATCGAAAACACAGACAATCCGATAGAGCTAAAAACGATTACCTTCGGAATAGATTTATTCACCCAATATATTCCAGGATCTTTTAAAAACGAACAGATACAACGCTCAATATTAGCTGACACAATCTACTTCATGATCCAATGCAGGCTCGACAAAATTTCAGATTGTAGAGATCTTTACACACTAGAACAATTGTATTTCTCGTTATCAATCCCCAAGGAATTCTTAGGCTAATAGGCAAGTTAGTCGGTCTGAATTATTTTTTCAGACCTTCTTAGTCCATTTCATAACACAACCCCACCCACCCACCCCAAGAAAAACATGAACCCATTTTTAATAGATTTATGTCAGTGCAGCAACACCTATAAAGAAGTTTCCAGCCAAATGCGATCGCCCAACTTCCCCCTGGAAACAGAAAGCTTATACGCGCTAGAAAAGTTAATCCAATGGATCTTATTACCCTTGCACCGGGAGTTTGGCTATAGCAATATTAAGTTAAGCTACGGATTCTGTGGCGCTGAACTGAAGTCGCATCTCATCAAAAGAAAAGCTTTAATTTGCCCCAAGGTTGATCAACACATGAGCCATGAGCTTAATTCTAAAGGAAAGCGATTCTGTAAACATGATGGGGCAGCATGTGATCTGCAAATTATAGGTATAACTTCCAAGAAACTGGTAAAGTGCCTTAGCTCTCTGCATTTTGACAGTATTTATTACTACGGTGAGAACCGATCAGTTCACGTAAGCTACCAACCATTGCATACAAGACAAGCTGTCTGGGATATGACAACGGGTGTACCACAGAAATACAAATTCTAGGACTAAGTACAACACATGACAGAAATTTACAGCAGCAATAATTTTCTAAACTTCTCCACTGGAGTATTAGCCACAGTTCAAGAATTCAAGGAATGCGATCGCACTGTCGGTTAAATCTTTGAAGCGCTAAATCCAGGAGAAGCAGTCAAGTTAAAGGAAGGTATTTTCTATCTTGACGAAGACCTTGATTTAATTGAATAAATCACTTACACAAAGCGCGATCGCACAAAGCGTGATGCTGTTCCTCGAAGGAATGCGATCGCATGGGGAAATAGTTACATACCCTAATTCAAAAACAATGGCTTCTGGAATTAATTTTAAGTTTTCAGTCTTTTTAAAGGATGAGCACATTGGGTGGGTTGGTTGTCACTGGGCTGATTACGAAAATTTCTACAAAGTTTCTTTTATTGATACAAGACGAGACGAAGGTCGGGAGCAGCCAATTGAGAGAATAAATGAGGACATGAATTTCGTTTTTTATTACGATCATTGGACTGAGAGTAAATTCAACGAAAGAAATGCAAAAAACTTTATAGAGGGGGAAGATAAGCAACTCTTGTTAACCGCAACCGGGGGAAATTATAGCAATAAATCAAAAATGGAAAAACTTAAAGAATTGTGGCTAAACCTAAAAACCAGGTACAAAGTATAATCCGTTAAAAAATTTAAAGCGATCGCACAAAGCGTGATGCTACTACATCGAATGTAGCGCGATCGCATGGGGAAACAGTTACATACCCCTTCGATAAGATGAGCTATTACTGGGCAAACATATACAGCAGCTTCAAATTAATCGGAAGCAAGAATATTTGGATTAAAGAATTCCAATGCGGACGAGAACCAGAGGCAAGCCCTGGACTAGAACTAGGCACAAGCTCTCTGCCCCTAATCTCAACAAACTTATCATTGATAACCCATGCTGGGCTTGGGTCAAATTTAGAACTAGAAAAAACAGTTAGCGATCGCAAGCTAATTGAAACAAACCTAGCTTTCTACCAAGATGTCATCAGAGTAGAAAAAGACCAATACATAGAAGTCAAATGCTACGGTTGTAAGTACAAATATTCCTATCAAGAATTTAAAGCATTAAATCTTGATCACATAGAAATAAAATACTGCGATCGCAAGGAATACTTTGAGAAGTTAGAAATATCCTACATAAATTTAGCAAGGAAGTACTATGAGCTATAAAGCTCAAGTCAGATTTGAATTTTTATAGAGTTGTAATACACTCATGTCCCTTGGGAAGATTTTCCTAGGGGATTTTTTAAAAACTAATCCTCATATAACTTCAACATTTGGAGCAAAGACGCTCCAAAAGAACGGTTTAAAATTAAATCACGCTGTGCACAAGCTGATGCCAAAACCTGAATAGCATCACAATCAGGACAGATATTTCTGCCAGGGTAAGAACGGCTCAATTCCTCAAGAAACTTCTCATCCCTGTGATCAATGAATGAGTCGCAACAATCACACCTAATTCCCATCTAGAGTCGATGCCTCCGCTTCATTTTTTCAATCTGAAGTGCGATCGCACTTCGTTGCTCAGGGGTTTGCGTCGAGTTCCAAGATATGTCCCAACCATGAATATGGGCAATCCGATTAAAGGCAGTCCAGTATTTGGTTTCTCGTAGCTGCTCCAAGACCGCCGCTGATGGCTTAATTCCTCCTTCAGCTTCATGAGCTGCGATCGCTAGCTCTTCATCAGTTAATTTTATTTCTGGGCGGTTATACTCTTCCTCTTTTATTTCTTCCTCTTTTATCCCCTCTTGGCAAACCGCACCCCCGCAGGGTGCTGTTTGCTCTTCCTCTTCCTCAGATTCAAAATCTGAGGAAGTCTGAATAAAATCTGGCACGTTTTGAAAGTCTTGCTGTGTAACGGTTTCAGCTTCTGTTTTTGCGTCATGTTGCACTTGGGTACAGTCATGCTGCACTGTTGTACAGTCAGGACTGTAAGTGTGTGCATCACTGGCTATGGTAGTATCGGGTACTGTTTTGTAGCTCAGTAATATATCAGAACGACGTTTAGCTTCAATTAATCCGCTCTCAACTAAACGCTTAATTGCTACGTAGAAAGTCCTAATTTTTATGCCCCACTCACGGCAGAATTCCCGCGCTGATATTCCCCATTTCCATCCCGCAGCGCCATGTGTCTTGATAATGAGCAGTATATAGCCTGATGTGTCAATCAACCTGCTGGCATACATTTGACGGCATTCGGCAGGAGTTAATTTGTGAAATTTTTGAGTGTCATTCATGCTAGAATTTCCTTACATGTTAGAAACGAATGCATAAGAAAAGGGAACCCTCAACGGCTCCCTTTTCTGCATTTTCCTATAAATAGTTATTTTGCGGCATTATCACGCAAAATCTTCTCCGCGATCGCATCTCGTAACCATTGGGAAGAACTGGTATCCCCAACAGCCTTTTTAAAAGCATTATACAAGGTCATACTCATTCTCACCTGGACATTAGGAGATGCGATCGCTTCTCCGTCATGCTGCTTCTCAAAAAATGGTTGACCGGGTGTAACTTTAAATTTATAGGGTGCGCCCTTCTCACTATCGCATCGAGGTTTTCTCATAAATATTCTCCTTTACTCTAGATATACATGATATCATATATGTATACCTCAGACTAAAGGTTTTTACAATGGCTTTTACCGCACTAGCACACATCACCGCAGCGCACAACTATTCTAGTTTTCATAACTCCATCTGCGATCGCGCTGAATCCAGTAAAAATTATGCGCTAAAGCATCTCTACAGTTTAGATAATTTGAAAATCATCCTCACTAATCGCGGTTGGAGCAGCGCTGATTTAAAAGGAATTGAATCACGAGTTGTCATCGATGTTTTTGATAAAGTTGTTTGGGTCAAAATTGCAAACTTTGAGCGCAAGCGTGGAGAGAAAGTTAAGATTCGCGGATTATGTACTTTTATTTCTAAGAACGACTTTTTAAAAACTCTAATTAATAAATGTTGGAGTAAAGCAGATCCATATAAATTAGTCCCTGGCGACAATTGGGATGAGTTTATAGCCAAGGGAAGCGAAACAAGCGATTTCTACGAGGTAAATATGGGACATGAAACCACCTGCACCTGCCACGCTTATTCGGGGATATCAAAGGCATTCGCTCAAGATTATTATGCAACCAAATTGCTACTTAAAAACGAAATCTGCCAAGGACAGATGCCTGATAAGCATGTGTTCGCGATGTGGAAAACTATCGGGGCTAGAAATTATCGGGAATTTGAATACTGCTACGCAGAGCGACGGGAAAGGGCAGCAGAAATATTTATGGAAACTGATGAAGAGCGGTTACTGGTTTAAGTTTAACCTTCAAGACCACCCACCCACCCAGACTTGTCCCCTTGTCCTGTTAAACGAACCAATTCCCATTGTGACCCATGCTTGAAAAACGAAATACAACCAAAGCTACTATTGAGCAGATAATTTTGGGAGGTGACTTAACTTCCTTAACCGCAGTCGAGCGAGTCCACTATTATGTTGAACTTTGCTCTTACTTGGGGTTGGATGCGATCGCCCACCCCTTTGACTATATAAAGTCAAAAGGTAAGCTCTCGCTATATATCAATGCAGCGGGCACAGCCCAACTACGAAAATTGCATAACATCAGTTTAAAAATTATCCGACGAGAAACTATTGAGGAAGTACATATAGTCACAGTTGTGGCAATTGCACCAAATGGTAGGAGTGAAGAATCCTCTGGTATGGTTTCAATCGCCAAACTAACAGGCGAGGACAAGTGCAATGCAATGCTAAAAGCTGAAACCAAAGCCAAGCGCCGCGCTACTTTATCTGTTTGTGGTTTAGGATGGATTGCCGATACTGACTCACCCGTCAAAGCAGAGTTCTACGATCCACCATTAAACATAGTCCCACCAAAACTGCCAGCATCTGACGAGGCTTGGCGGAAATGGCATTGTGTAAACGATGCAATTGAATGGGGACTAACTATGTGCGATCGCACTCATGAAGAGTTAGAAGAAATTCTGGATTCTATTGAACCGGACAACGGCAAGAAAGCAATTGCGTTCTACAATTACATCCTCAATAATTTTTTCAAGGGAAAGGGGAAAGCCTCAGACTAATGATTATTCCCCAATCCCCCCACCTTAAACAGGCAGAAAACTGCAAACTCTAGCGCAGTAAATAAATTTTAAGGCAGTAAATAAATTTTTGCAACATCTGCGTATTTGCAGCATATCAACTGATAGGACTAAAAAAGTTTCCCTTAGGAAAATTGTGGAACTATTCGACACCGGCGCATATACATCTACCGTTATTGGCGATCGCGAGACAATCACCTTTGATAAATCATGGAACACACCAGTTTGTTTAGTGGAATCGGTGGATTTGAACTTGGAATCAAACTGTGTGGAGCCGACATTAAAACCACCCAGTTTGTGGAAATCGACAAGAATGCGATCGCAGTTCTTAATTATAGATTTCCGAATATACCAGTACATGCAGATATTAGGGATTTTTTTCCTAAGGGAAACTCTGACTTATTTACAATTGGCTTTCCTTGCACAGGAACTTCAAGCGCAGGGAATAGGAGCGGGTTATTGCACGCAGAGTCAAGCTTATGGTTTGAAGCACTGCGATGCATCAATGCCGTTAAACCCCGATTTATCATCGTTGAACAGCCCTCAGGAGTTATCAATCAAGGACTACGAGCAATACTTGGAGGATTGCGAATGGCAGGATATCATTTTGAAGTTGAAGCGATCGCGCTCAATTTATTCGGCTCTCCTCAAAAACGAGAGCGCATCTTTATTGTTGCCTACACCGACAACATACTCGAAGGGTTCCGGGAATTACCGACCTGCTGGAGCAACCAGATTAGAGCAGAAGTTGAGAGCATTCATCGCCCCAAAGGAGAAATTAAATCCAGGGATACCAGGATGGATGATGGGGTTCCCATCTGGTTGGGTGGAATCAACGTTGCTGGATGGTGGAAAGACAATATCAGTACAACTCCACATTATCCAGGAGTTAGAGCATATATGCCAGGACGTAGGGAGTGTAACGACTTGTACGCCAGGACCGTCAGTCCCATGCAAGCCGCGATCGCCATTAAAAGAGTCCTCTACCTCAATTCACTTACGGCAGGGTAGCTTGGCACCCTTCCTGGAAACTAAAAAGTTAAAATCTGGGACGCGAACCTATCCTCATGTTGAAGGGTTCCGCGACCCAGATAATTACAATCATTGGAGATGGGGATTTTACTATGAAGTCAAGATAGGGAACAGGTGGTGCAACCGAAGCAAATCAGTAACAAGCGTTAAAGCTCCAATTATAAAACAGATGTTAAATGATGGGTTTAGTTGCGATCGCATCCTAGAATTTTTAGAGAAACCAGTTTAAAATATGTGTCATCATCGGGGACGTCCAGATAATGAGACACATTCTCAAAACCCAAGGATGATAATTCCTCTTGGTTTAACTCACCAAGATGGTGATACATATGAGCATCATCACATGTTTCGACATAAGCAATATTCCAGAATCGGAAAACATCAATAAATATTTTCCCTGGAGAAGTTGTACTAGAGAATTGAATCATGTATCTGGAGATTTAATTAAATAACCCAATATAACAGTGCCACATCCCACAACAGTGCCACCGATCCGAGACTCAATATAACCGTTACTGGTTAAAACACCAGTTATCCCCACAACTAAACCCACAACAGTTGACAATAAATCTTTGTGGTTCATAATATCTGTAAAAGGATTCTCTTTAAAACAAGAATAAGTGCGATCGCTATGATGGGACATCGGCGATCGCACCTTTTTTTATATGATTTTTCTATGTAGTAAGACTAGATTACTGGCATCATTTAGATAAAGATGCCCCCTTGATCACCCGGTTTACTTGTGCTATTAAAATAGTTTAGTTTTTATAAACATAGTTGTGGAGTCCTCACAGGGTATACGCACTCCACCTTTCTTAATTAAACTCAACCTAATACAAAAAATAGGGTAGTGACCGCCAGCCGGAACTTTCTGACAGAGAACGCGACCGGAATCGTTAAGAACGCTGGGGTTACATCTGCCCTTCCCCTCATAGTAGGATGTTTAACCACACCCTCACGCGCTTCATATTGTTACAGGCTAGCCACTACTTAAAAATATTCTAGCCCAATATTCTAACCGCGCATTCAGGTCGAGCTAAGGTGCTACCCCACAAACAGCTAAACTCTGCCACAGTCTGTTTATACTGGCGACTAATTTCTAGGCAAAGTGTTAGTCCTGACATGGGATCGGGATACTGCCGAATTTGACTACCCCCTTCAAACATCACACTATCAAGCGGCTTACTCGCAAACGCGATCGCACTTTGATGTAAGGCAAGTCCAGAAATTGCGTGAGATGCTAAAAATGTGACAGCAGCGTTATTTGCAAATGCTACTTTTGCTGGTGGTTGAAATGATACTGATGCGATCGCATTACTAGCAGCAGTGGCAGCGGCTGTAACCACATACTGTTGAGTAGAACCGGCAACGGTAAATATATCACCTACCACCAAAGTTCCCGTTAAAGTTGGTGAATCCATCCCAACAGACGTATCACCAATTGCAGCATTAGCAGAGTTAATTAAAGCAGCTTTAGTCGTACCATTGCTCAAAGTTCCCCCGGTAAAAGTCGGCGCATATGCGTCTGTCATCCAATCGAAACCAACGGCGCGCTTTATACTTCCTTCGATTAAAGCGTCAGTACTGCCAGCCTGTAAGTATTGCTGAAAAATAGCCAAATTTATAGCATTAGCATCAGCATCAAAACCAAGAACCATTGACCGCTTATCCATTGGTGCGCCAGCCTGATTTAGAAGCAATCTAGCCCCTGATACAACAGTTGTATTTGAAGCAAAAGGAGTCGTCCCGGCTGTACCAGTTGCCTGATAAATTCCAGTGTAATTTGCCCACACGCTCCTAATAATAGTGCGAGCCAAAGCATCAATTGCCGCATCAAATTGAGAGGTAAATGTTCCGGCTTGAAGCCGGTCTACTTCTAGATCTGTTAAAGCGTAACCAACTTTCTTCCAATTACTTAAGACTATTGACGCGAATCTTGGAGTTATGTCACTGGGTACAGGAGGGATATTAGCAGGAGCAACATCTAAAACCATTGCATCAGTAAAGTCAGCAGGGATAGGAATTACAACCGTGTCACCATGAAAAGTAGAAACCGACATATCCCTGTCGTAGCGCATAACAGCTTGGAGTAAAGATGTTTTACGCCGCAATGCCATTAAACCCATTGCGTAAATTCGATCTATAAGAGTAGCTGAGATTACGTTAGCCATGCTGTGAAAACTTTAACGCAGGTGGAAACTTTTTACAGCATCGCGCTGATTAGCGATCGCCACTAATAGGTTTAATTTTATCGCCAAATATCAGCGCTCGTTTATAAACGTCTAATATATCCTGATTCCAAATAATCACACGACAATTTAGACACTCCAACAAATCAACGCTCTTGACATGCTCTAAATCCTTCGATTCACAATTGGGACAACAAACTACACTCATAGAAGTATTTAAAAGTTGCGGCTAATAAAGAGCTTTTTGAAAAAATGACAAGCTGTGGCTCTCCTTCGTGGGAAGAGTCTTAAGATAACACCCGTCCAACGGGCACCGCTACAAGTCAAATTGTATTGATATCTCCTTTAGCGATGGCTTCAATATTATCTATAAACGCCGCTGAATCGTCACGAGGGACAGATTTTTTTTGTCCGTAGCCAGTGCGATGGCTTTGAGTCGAGCCAGACCCGGAAGTATCTGGAGCATCAAAAATGCGAGGTAGTTGCTCACGTTGAGATAAAATCCAATCTTCAAAGGTTTTATCCCCTACTAATAATTTGTCTTCTTCCGTTAGCTTCATTCGGGATTTGTGTGCAGCTAAAAGCACATCTTGATAGTCAGCATTTAATTGATATGCGATCGCACTGGTCTTAAATTTGCGCTCAATCTTGGATTCTAAAATTTCTTTATCGCGCAATTCTAAACTCGATTTTAATTCGGAAAGCTCTTTTTCTTTAGCAGATTGAAAATCAACTAACTGCTTTTTAACTTGGGATAATTGTTCGGCTAACATCTCAGTTCCTTGATTCTTAGAACGGAGTTCTTTAAGTTCAGATTCTAAAGCATTCGCTCTTTCTCGCTCTTTGCGAAGAGCCTCAATACCCGGTTGTTCAAGTGGAGTGTCTGTCATAATTTAAGTTTTTAAAAATTACCTTAACTTTTTATACAGTATCGATTTTAATCAGTAGCTCCTGTTCCAGATCAAAACCCTTATAGAAAAGTCCCAATTCCTCTAAAGATTTTAGTGCAGCGCGGCGAGACAAGATACCCGCTTCATGTATCGCCCGAATTGAAAGTGCCGCCTGAGAATCCTTAAGGGAGTTGGGAAACACATCATAGTCTAATGAGATTTTATAAGAAACTTCAACATCTAAATATAAGGCATATAGTGCGATCGCTTCATTAATTCCTGTGGTATAGCTACGGATAAAATTTGCAAGGCTAGCTTCTAGTGGAGAAGTTTGGAGCTGGGACGCTGTGGCAGATTGACGAGCACTGGGAGTCAGCAAATAATTTGCCGTGTCATCGCTGATTTGCGATCGCAAGTCTTTAATGTCGGTCCTGGACTGGATTAATGATGTGGCTTGTGGTTCAGCCCAATTGAAAGAGCCTGCCGAGTCACGCAAATTTATAAAACTATTCGGTCCAATTTCCAAAGCTTCCTCCTCATTCCTCATCAAATCCTTCAAGACCGGGACAGGATGACAGCATAACGAAACTTTGCGGTAATGGTCAGAAGTTAACTGGTAGAGTGTCCTACTTTTGTCAGCCAGAGATTTAAGTGGGGGTAAACTTACAGCAAAACGTTGGGAGTATCCGCCGTATACGGGGATTATGGGGACAATTCCTAGGGGATTAATTCCATGAGATGCGATCGCAAAATTTGTCCCGTCAAATGGTTCAACTTCCTCATATTTAGTCCATTCGCCAAGCTCATAAATACAGTATTCGGTCTTTCCCTTACTAAAATTTCTCACTTCCGCCCTAGTAAAAACTTTTTTACCATCTATTAGTTCGGCAGTCCAATTAGTCAAATTCTGCGGCAGGATTTTGACAAAATACGGTCGGAAGTTCTTACTTAGATAATCTTCGTAATTTGTAGCGGAGTTTACAGGGAAGTCTATAAGTATAAAACAATGACCATATAACATCGCATCAAGTGCGATCGCCGCGAGGAAAGCATCTCCCCCAATTCCTTCAAGATTTAAATTGGAATAGTTTGCAGCGAATTGCTCAAAAGTGCCGTCCCAGCTTACGCCAGCGCGGAATACTAGATCCACAAACCGACGCAAGGCTTTTGCGAAAAGGTCATCGTAAAATGTAGCGTTAATTCTCGAAACCCAATTTTCAGAACTTTCCCCTGGGTGACGCGGAAGATAAAATCCTGTTTTCGCAGTTGGTAGAAAACCGGAATCGGTAATTTCTAGCCAACGACTAGAGCCAACATATAAATCCTCAAGGTAATCCCAGAGTTTAAAATCGTAATCTTCGTGATATTCGGGTGTAAAAACTGAAAATTTTGCTTGTGACATTTAGGATGCAATATTGAACATGGGGGGGGGATATACCCAGGGGTGCGCTTCTCTAAGACAATCTACGGCTGGAAGAAGAGCTATTAATAGGAGATAATGATAACAAAGCAGAAAGCTCACCTCTCCAGTAATTCATCTCAGCGCTGAGTTCCGCAAGCTTAGAAGCACGATAAAAAACAGTACCACCAGGCAAAACCTGAGTACCCGCATCAGAGATTATATAAGAAAGTCGAGCCGCCTCAACAGCATCCAAATTATCCAAAGCAGCAATCAACCGAGCCTCACTCTCGACTGATATACTTGATAGTTCATTCATCCGAGATCGAAAAAGAGCAAAAGCCCATTCAAGAAGAGGATAGCCCATGTGTCCGATGGCACGATCAATATGAGAATTTGTAATCGTCATGGCAAGAAAAATTAAACTAAGCGAGGAACAAATTGGAACAATAGAAAGATGTGCAGGGCTAGGATTAACTATAGAGGAAATTAGCATAGTACTTAATATATCAAGACCAACATTAAACAGAAAGCTAAGAGACGAAGAAGAGGTAAGAATAGCCTACGAAGCAGGACGAGTGAAAGCAAAGCTAAAGGTAGTTGGAAAACTATTTGAACTTATTGAAGAAGGAAATGCAGCAGCTATATTCTTCTATCTAAAATGTAAATGTGGATGGCGAGAAGTAGAATTACAACAAATTGAAACCAAGGAAGTAACAATTTATCTACCCAGCAAAGACGATCAAGAAACTAGAAATGGCGTACAGCCTACAAGCAGTAAGGATTAGCCCACTAGAATGGATAATCCCAAGTAAAAGTAATGATGCGATCGCCCTATCGGTCAAGAATAATTCAGTAAGTTTTTGGCGCGTCATCTCAACAACACAAACACCCAACTCCAACAACTTCAGATGTAACTGCCCAGCTTTTTCCCTTACGAAAAACGGTGTATTCTTTGGAAAGCGATCGCCTGCCAATGAATACGGTGACTATCCTTGTATACATATACTCGCTGTATGTATAGTTGAAGGCATTGACTTTACACCAGTTTTCACCCGCAGTATTACAGACAATCTTGATGGACTAGCGATCGCCCCACTAAATAGCACA